CAACAACCTTTGCAGCTTCCTCTAATTCAAATTCTTTCTTCGCAACAACTGTTAGAAGTTTTGCAGTTTCAGATTTTTCATTTAGATGGCTTGCAGCGTATTCGCTGGCGAAGCTTTCAAAAATTCTACGACCAAAGTCATTCTTACGAGCAGCTTCAATGGCTTCACGTAGCTGAGTCATTTCAGAACGTAGGCCTTTCGACACTGTTTCTTCAATGATCTTAGCAGAACGTGTGATAAAATCTTTCTTGATCTGTTCAAACTTAGCTTTGCTTTCGCGAACTAAACGTACTTTAGTTTCAGCTAGGTCTTTCTTATCAGCATGGAATTCTGCGATTTCTTTCGCCAGTGCATCCACGATAAAAGATTCTAGTTTTGCTACATTGCCTGCAACTGCTTTGCGATCTTCGTGTAGTTCAGCTAGCTCTTTTTTTAGATTCTGCAGAACAAATGATTCCATAGCTTTGGCATCATCTTTCATCTTTTTAGCATATTTGGCACGAGCTTCGATAAGGCCTTGACGGTCTTCAGCTAACTCACCCAATTCTGCTTGTAAGCGATCTGCTAACATAGCTTCAACGGCTTCCACCATTGCAGTTTTGTCATGTTCATATTTTTGAGCGAACTCTTCACGTAGTTCAGCAGTGACTTGATCACGGTTTTCTTGAATGCGGCTTTGCCAAGCAGATTCAATCTCCGATTTCATTTCCTCGGAAATCACATTGTTTTCAAACAACTGTTTAACGAAATCTAGCATGTGATTCTCCTTTTATTTGAGTCCAGAGATGATTCTCTTTAAGGACTCTGCTATGTATTTCTGTGCCTTAGGATCGCCTTTGACTTCTTGTGCTATTCTATATGCCTGGTAGCCACCTGTGTTATTCATCAAGTGTTCGTATACTGGTGTAGGATAGGCTCCCGGAGCGGAAGGTTGAGCTACCACATCTACTGTGATAATTTCAAAACCTTGAACATTACCGCTACTATCTACTTCTCCAGAACCTCTACTACTGACTCCTAACTTTACTCCTGATGTCAACATAGTCTCTATCAGTTTACCCATTGGTGTTGGGAGTATTTTGAGTTTTCCGTAGCCGTTTGGACCGTCCATCCACATTTTTGTAATCATATGGCTGACGCGATCCAGGTTGATTTTTAAATCTTGAGGATGATCAACTTCTCCTAGAACTGAGTAACCACCAGAGATCTGCTCATTGAGCGTTTTGACAGCCCTGCCAATTTCTTGAGAAGAATAAACACGTTGGTTTGCATTGCGGATGTCTCCTTGGATGCAAATACCGTTTAAGTGCAGCGACTTATTACCGTCGCTGCCTTCTTCGCTCTCTAAGACAATCTTAGCCTGATCGTAACTTAAATGTTCACTAAGATGAGTTTTCACCTAGTCGCCCCTTTATCTACGGCCACGGAAAAGACTTTGCTTGTTCTCGGCTTGCTCAGCTGCGCCTTTCTTTTCAGCGCCGTGTCCTGGCTCTTTCTTAGAAAAAGCCGAACCAGCTTTGCCGCCTGGAACATTGATATTGCCTGCGTTATCTTCTTTAGTAGAAGGATTTAGCAAACCACCTTTGGTGCTTGCACCTTCTAGCTCTGTACCGCCTTTAGCGATATTAGCAGTTGTACCGCCCATATCGTTCTTACCAGCAACTACAGATTTAGCATTAGCTCCGTTGTCTCCGCCTTTAGGAGTAGCAACTTTTTCTACGTATTCACGAACTGTTTCTAGCTCGAAATCGTCTTTCATTTCTTCTTCGTCGCCCATTGGCTCTTCATCGCCCATGTCGCCGCCCATCGCATCAAATTTTGCCTGCAATTCGTCAACGATAGCATCTAGATCTTGCAGTAATTCGGCTGGCTCTTTGTCAGCGAGATCTTCTTCGTCGCCCATTTCGTCACCGGCATCTAATTCTGATTCTAGATCGTCTGTAGGATCTCCGCCGATTTCGTCGTCAGCTTCGATAGCGATATCTTCAAATTCTTCGTCTACTTTGTCTTCTTCTGCGTCTTCATCTTTCGCAGCTTCGTCCATTTCTTCGTCTTCGTCTTCTTTGTCTTCTTCTTCGGCGATCTCGCTTTCGATTAGACCTTCGTAGATTTCACGAGATTTCGCAACAACGTACTCGTGGAATAATTCTTCTGCTTTGGCTTGGTCTTCGTTGACCAAACGCTCGAGCATCTGCTCAAGTAATGATTTGTCTGCCATGTTAGATTCTCCTTCAAGATGGTTAGGCTGTGTTTTATTTACAGTTTTGATTACAAAATGACTTTAAATGGTACTTTTTTGATGGATTTGCTCAGAATAAGTACAGCTTGGGAATTTTTTTTCAAATTCTTGATAATTGATATGCCGTAGATTAGGCACCTGAGGGCCCAGTTGATCTGGTATAAATGCTCCAGGCTCGATTACTCTGTAATAGGTTGTAGCTCGAAATTCTTTAATGATCTTTTCTGTTTGGCTTAGCCAATTTCCATGGAATGTAGCTACATCTGAACTTTTTTTATAGTTATATGTGTCTGCGTAAACATTGTTAAACCTTCCTTGATTGCCCTGATAATCAAACCCGAATATATAGATTTCTTTGTGTCCTTGATTGCTAGCGAGCCAAAGGGCAGTAGGCCCTGAACTCCATCCTTTGTGTGGTTGGAAAAAGTTTAGGTGATGCTTAGTTGAAATGCCTTTGTTAGGATTAGTCCATACTTGATGTGTTTTATGGTATCCGCTGGCAACAATTTCGTTGACCATTTTAACGTCAACTGCTATGAGATAATGTGGTTCAAATTCTCTGTACATGGCATTACAGGCATAGACTGTGCCTTTGTCTAGCAGAGATTCATGTTTGAGATTTAGTCTACTACGTCCGTTGCCTAGAACGAACGCAAGGTTATTCTGCTGGGGTTTCAACCGGAACTCCGTACATCTGCTTGACGAATTCTAGCTCACTGTCTCTTTCATATTCGTGAGCTTCGCTTTGCATTCTTAGTTGGTTGATCTGTCGTAGTGTCAAACGAGTTTTTCTAGTATCTGTTTTCTTTAAAACAGATGAATCGTTGCTGTTATCGTATCTACGATCTACAGCAAAATCATTGGTATCGTCATTAAAATAGAGGAATTCTAATAGAAGCATAGTGTATTTATTATCAAGCGACGGGTTCGGCAGGAGCTGCTTCGGCTCCAGGCTCAGCACCGGCAGGCGGGGCTTCGGTTGGAGCTTCGGCTGTTTGATCGGCGACATCTTGTTGTATTCCTGCAGGTGTGATGCCAGCACTGCGCATCTGTGCTCCAGCATCTAATACAGGTTTAAGTTTGCTACCGTTTTCTTCTTTCCATAGTTCTTGATTTTCTGTGATTTCTTCTTGGGTAAGTCCTAAGAAACGTTTCATAGCAAATCGTTTGCTGAGATACGGAACTTCTTGCAGAGCAGTAAAAGTCTGTACTCTAGCAGTATCTAGTTCTGATTGACGATAGGCCGCAAAATTTTGGGGAGGATTAAATTTTAATTCAAATAAACTATTATCTATGTTGACACCGTTCTTATTCAACCATAGTTTGAATTCTTGATCGAATGTTTCGATCAGCATGCTCTGTAATCTTTCACAGTATTTGTTAAATCTCAACTCTTGTATGTAAGCGGTACCTACCTTGCCATCGCTGAGAGTATTTGCTGCTTCATCAATAGCTGTAGGTAGATAGCTACTAGGTATGCGCAAAGCTCGAAATAATTTGTTAGTAAAATATCTAAGATCTGTAATTTCACCTAGATTAGTACCACCTGGTAATGTTTCTACTTTAGATCCTCGACCTTCTGCAGTCTGAGGGAAGAAATAGTCTTCATTGACGCTCAACGGATTATATGATGCATCGATCATCGATTGACCGCCACCTGTTGATGATGGAATTCTGCGTTGTTGGATTTCGTTTTTAACACGCTCGACAAAGGCCATAGCCATGTGTGCAGGCATGTTTCCCACGTCTACGTAGAAAATTCTACGTTCTGGAGCACGTTGGATACGATAGATAATGATCGCATCTTCGAGTAATTCTTTTTGTTTGTATACTTTGAAAACTGATTCTAATAATGAATTACCAAAAGGATAGTTATTATCTAATCCCTCTGATAGGCTTATGTGTACTATATTTTTAGAATCTATAGTAATTTCATTAGTTTGATTGTGAAATCTGGTTCCTGGTGGTTGAGATGTCGTTCCGACCATACCTCTTCCCATGCTACCGCCACTAGTATACGAGCTGGTACCGCTAGGCGCAGTATTAGTAGTTCCATGGGGAGTTACCGCCACCATATCTTTAAAATTAAAGTTTATATCTCTAATAACGTACTGCTCTGGAACTTTGCCTTCGGATTCATTGACTATGATTTTAGATACTTTAGCTGCATCGACGAACAACCATTTTAATGTCTGAGGATCTCTAACAAAGAAACAGTCACCGTATTTGAATGCATTACGCACTATACGGAAAATCCTAGTTTCAAACTGTTGTTGCTTGGTCCATTTCTGTAGGCTCTCTTTGATCAGTTTAACTTCTGTTGAAGTTGGTTTACCTCTAAAGAAAGTATGAAATGGTGTTGCATTTTCTTTGTCTTTTTGTGTGCAGAATTCTGTAAGAATATCTAGAGCAGCATTGACTTCTGAATCCATATCCATAGTGTCGTATTGCATGTATCTTTCAATTCGATTTGGTGCTCCGGCATATACATCAGGGAGAAAACTGCTGTAATTACTTCGTGCTGGTCCAGGTCTGCCTCGGCCGCTGATCGCACTGGCTACACCGCTGTTATTTTGAACAGGCACCGGAGTAAAGTATTTTTTCCAGCTCATAAGTCTCCTTTAGGCTCCCATTACAGCAGGCATATCTACGCCACCGGAGCTAGACGCGGCAGCTACTTTCATAGCCGTCAACTGTCTTTCTTTTAGATTAGTTTGATCTCTACCAACTTTTAATATTAGATCCATCTTACTATTTATTTGTGCTAATATAGCAGACGGACTTTCTTGAACTGCGCCAGGAGCGCCGGCTGCAGGTGCTGCTGCTGCCGAAGAGCTTGCTGTTGCAGCCGCTACACTCGAACTAGGAGCTGTTGCAGCTACTACTTGAGGTCCACTAGGCGCTGCTGCACCTCCTCCTAGAGCAGCGATGTGCTGTGTGGTTTTTCCAGATGCTACTAGTCCTTCTGCTTTGGATACTTTGCCATGCATGAGATCGTAAACTTCTCTCAGTGTTCTAGCACGACCGTCTTTGTCGTAGAATATGTTCTTATTCGCTGCTGCTGCTTTTGGATCCATGTCTGCTGCAATAGCATTTGGATTCTGATTCATCGCATTTAGGAATTTAACAGCGCCACCGGCACCTAGGAAGTGTGCCATGTATTGATCAGTGTTTGATGCGGCTCGACCTGTGCCTGCTTCTAGAGTTTTTTTATTCTGTGCTGTAAAAAATGCTGCGACTTCTGCAGATTTTTGTGGATCAAATCTATCTTCGAGAGTATAGTTTTTTCCCATCTTCTTGGTCATGTCTTTCCAAGTACCTTCGGTAAATTGGAACATACCTGCTGCAGAACTAGTCCCAGCTTTAGCATTAGGATTGCCTCCAGACTCGATCTGGGCTATAGTCTGCAGATAAGAAGCTCCTCCACCGCCTCCAGCAATTCCAGTAGGTTGAGCCTGTTGTTGTGCTGCGAGATCTTTGCGTGATATCCCTGCGGCTTTTCTTGCGGCTCGCCCGGCACTTCTTTGTTCATATTCTTCGGCACTGATTCCTGCTGCTCCAAAAGTTACCTTGTGTAACAATCTCAAAAATCCATCTACTAAACTGTCTACTACATCAGCAAAGCCGTCGAAATTATCATATAACAGTTTTAAAACTCCTACTATTGCCAAAATTGGTGCTGCTATTTTTAAGAATGGCAACGAAGCTGCAAGTTTTCCTATCAATGCTTTGATATAAGAAACTTCTAATGCCAAAATAATTTTTTTACGCATAGCTTCTATGGCTAAAACTGCATTTACTCCTAGTATAAGAGCAGTCATCGCCCCTAGTGCTACGCCAACTGTACTAGCATTATCTCCTATAAACTGAAAGGCCGGAACTACAAATGTGTCTGTAAAGGACACTAACAATTTAAAAGCATCCATCATAGCAGGAAGCAGTTTGCTAGAAGCCAAAATCTTTGTAAATTCGTTGCTAGTTTCAGCTATGGTCTGCTTCATCTTATTCATAGCCGCTGCTTCGGTAGTTTTGTTTTTATCTCTTTCTGCTTGTATTTCTGCGTTGACCTGCTGCATGTTCTTGGTCTGTGCAGCGGTGTTGTAAGCTCCCACCATCAGTGCTTTTTCAGCTTCAGTTCCAAACAGAGCTAGGTTTCTTCCTAACGGTGAAGCTGCCAGTGCCTTGGCTTCTTTTTGATATCCTGCCTGTACTTTATCAGTTTGTTCAGCGGTAACTTTAATACCTTTGTTCATCTGATTGTTTAGATTCATCATCTGCTTGGCTGTGCCTGGCAAGAATGCAAAGGCTGCTCTACCTGCATCAGATGTAGCAGTACCTGTGGCTAGTATTTCTTTCATACCAGCTCGGTGCTCAGCCGGTATAGTATCTAACAGTTTATTGATAGCTTCTTGTTCTTCTGCGCTTTTACCGGCTAACATAGCACGTACTTGTGCATCTTTTAACCTAGCTTCACGCTCTGCTTCAATGTCTTTTTTATTCTGTCCTGTAAGTCTCGACACCGCATCTAAGTTAGTTAGATAATCTCCAGTAGCCTTGGTCAGCTGGGCATTGGTCATATTTTGAGCAGCACCGGTTCGAGCTAGCATACCACCATATTTGGCAAATCCTTCATTGATCATTTCGGTGCTATAACCCATGGCCGTAAGATTTCTTTCGAGATCGGTATTTTTGATCGCTTTGCCCATGGCAGCAACACGTTTGGCTCCTTCGCCGGTGCTACCTCCTAACAGAGCTAGATCTGCTCCTGTCCTACTGATTATACCGGAAAATTGATCAAAGGTTAGTCCTGCAGATGTGGCACTGTTGATCATCTCTGTCATGGATCCACCAAAACTAGCACCCACTGACGAAGCCTGCTGTAGACTCTTATAGGTTTTTTCCGCGGCTCCTGCAACTGCGCCAAACACAGAAGCTACTGCTCCGCCAACTACAGGAATCGCAGAAAGGCTTTGTGCAGCAGATGTTAGACTGTCGCCCATATTGGCCAAACTGCTGAGCAGATTGGTCATGCCTGTGGCTGTTTTCAGCACTGTAGATGTAAACGAACTCATCACATCGCCTAGAGCTGCATAGGCCTGTTTCTGTTTTTCAGCAGCTTCTTCTGCTTCTTTTTGGGCTGCTATTAGTTTTTTCTGTGCGTCAGTAAGTTCTTTGGCTTGTTTTTGTTGTTCTTCTGTGGCTTTGGCTAGATCTTTAAGTTTTTTCTCTAGATCTTTTTGTGCTTTGCTGCCACCACCTTTACCCTGTGCGGCCAACATGGCCTGCATGGCGGCCAATAACTGTTTTAGTGTCGCTTCTGTGGCAGCATTGTTCAGCTCTACCGGCTGTCCACCTATCATGCCCGTTACTTCTGCCATGCTTTTAATCCCTGGTTATGTGCGCATATAAATATATGACTAGATAAAGTATTTATCGGAGAAAAAAATGCCAGATCAAACAATACCACAGAATACCAAAAGGCCAATGAATAACCCGTTGGCTAACTATTTCAGACAGCCTAAACTCTATCTGAAATTACCGTCCCATGGCAGATTTTATCCCGAAGGCAGTCTAGATGTTAGCCAGATCGATGAATACCCAGTCTATGCCATGACGGCCAAAGATGAACTGATGTTCAAAACTCCTGATGCTCTAATGAACGGGCAAAGCACAGTAGAAGTGATCAAGAGCTGTATACCAGCCATCAAAGATCCCTGGATGATGCCTAGCCTAGACCTCGATGCTTGTTTGATCGCGATCCGTATCGCTACATTCGGCGAGAACATGGAAGTTACCAGCGCCTGTCCAAATTGCAATCATCTCAACGATTTTGAAATGAATCTGTTAGGTTATCTAGACGAACTGCATAACTTTAATTACGAAAGCAGCGTTACTATTGGCGAACTAACAGTCAATATTAGACCTTACACCTATAAAGAAGTCACTAAGACAGCCATCAAAGCTATGGAACAACAGAAAATATTTGCCATAGTCAACGACGAAAAGATGAGCGACGAAGAAAAACTAGATAAATTTGGAGCCAGCTTCGTAAAATTGACTGAGATCACAGTCGATGTAGTCTGCGGTTGCATTACCAGCATTGACACACCTCAAGGTTCGGTCAGTGATCCTACGATGATCAAAGAGTTCATGCAGAATTCTAGTTCGGCGGTATTCAACACTATCAACGATCATGTGAATGCTATGAAAGAATCTATGGCACTAAACTCTCATCAAGTACAATGTACTGAATGCCAACATGAGTGGAAAGTTGAAATCACCATGGATCAAGCAAATTTTTTCGCAGCAGGGTCTTAAACTCGCCTCCCGCAGAGATCCTAGAATTCGTTAAAAAACTTGAGAAGGAGGCTGAAGAGATCAAAAAAGATCTTTTAAAGCTCTGTTGGTTTATGCGAGGAGGATTGACCTATCAAGAAAGTCTATACCTCAGTTGGGACGAACGCAAAATGATCGGCGAGATAATCAAAGAAAATCTCGAGACAACTAAGAAATCCGGACTACCGTTTTTTTAAGCCTTTGGCTTTAACAGTGCGATAATAGCCTGTGCGATTTCCGGCCCTAGTTTGACTATTTCCTCAGCCATCGCACTGACATCTTCTTGTTCTTTGAGTATATCTGAGAATCTCATGGGTTCATTTTCACTAATAGATTGTACAACTCTGTTCTCTGGGCAGCTGGTAATTTATTCAATCGTTCTAACATATCAGGAGGAACCCTGCCGCTAGGATCTTGCAGTTTAGGAGCTTGTCCGACAGCAGAGGTATCTGCGCCCCCTTCCCATCCTTTCTTAAATGCTTTGAGATTGTCTAGTGCTGCTCCAGCTTTTGGAGCTGGTGCGGCTGGTGCGGCTGCTGGTAAGGGCGGAGGTGCTGCTGTTATCAACGGTGCTTCAGAAAGGCTTTTCTCTTTTCTAATAACGCTGTCGCTGGTCACTCCCATGAGTCGATCACGATCGGCATCAATCTCAGATTGGCTTGGTGCTGCTTTAGCTTTAGCTTTGGGTGGTTTCTTACCTGCTGCTTGAGGCTTTTGTTCTGCTCCGGGAGCAGGTGCTGCTGGTGCTGCCGCAGGATCTGTTGCGGTTGTGGGCTCTGCCGCCGGTGCTGCCGGAGTTGCAGGTGCTGCCGGAGTTGCAGGTGCTGCCGCTTTAGCCTTTGGCTGCTGTTTGGCCTGTGCGGCCTTTTCTATAGCGGCTTTGACTTTTGGATCAGCTTCGAGCGCTGTGAGAATTTGTTTTTGATCTGCAGGCTGTAAGGCAGCTATGGCTTTTTGAGCTTGTGCATACTGGGTGTCATTGGCTGCCGGTTCGGCTGCGGCTGCAGGTTTTCCTAGAGTAGGTTCAACTCTGCCATCGGGTTCTGCTTGAGTAGCAGGTGTTGCTGTAGGAGCAGGTGTTGCTGTAGGTTCTGCTGTAGCGGCGGGGGCTGCTTGAGCCGCCGGTGCAGCTTGTGTAGCAGGTGCTGCCGGAGCAGTTCCTGCGTTAGGATCTTTGGGATTTGCCAGCGTCTGTGTTTGAGCTGCAGGTTCAGCTGCTGGTGCTGCTGTAGCGGCGGGGGTCGCTGCGGGTGCAGCAGTCGTTCCTGCGGCAGCTGGAGCACTAGCTGGTTCATCACCTGCGCCTGCCACAGTCTGTTTGCCTGCTTGGAATCCTTTTTTGGCGGCTGCGCCTAGACCTGCGATACCGCCGGCTACAGCGCCTACACCTTTGGCCAGTGTGCCTACACCTTTGCCGATGGCGCTGCCGATTTTATTTAGGATCGGGCCTTCTTGTAGTTCAGATTCTTTGACTATTTCGTTTATTCTCATCAGGCCACCTTGAGTTGATTCTTCATATAATTTACCAATCGCACCTTGCGATCCACGGGCAGCTTGGCAATAATAGCATTTACCTGATCCATGGTCATCGCCTGCGGTTGAGCCTCTGCACCAATCTTGAGATCTGCGTAGACTTTCTTGACCACATCTGCGTTGACACCTGCGTCACCTAATACCTTAGACACAGCTTCGGGATCTAGTGGCGATCCCGCGGCCTGCCAGGCTTTGTTTAGTTTGTCAGCGGTGACTTTGGTAGTGAGATTCTTTGCGGTCTTTTTGATCCAGTCCATGGGACCTTCTGCCAGCCACCCTTCAGCTAACATACGATCGTTGCGAGTGACCACACGATTGAATATCATGTAGACCTGTCCTTCGCTAAGACGCTGTCCAAGATATTCACGGCTGTCACTGACTCCCTGTGGCATGCGTGTCTTGTTGCGCCAAACTGGTTTAATCTCACCGGCCTGCTCAGGAGGTACGGGAGGAGGTGCTGCTGGTGCAGACTGTTTGGCTAGATCATAGGCTGCCTGCACTTCTGGACTGGGCGTATTGCCCATGGATCTGCTCATGTCTACCACAGCCATCTGCTGCTGCGACAGAGGCTGTCCAGGTACTACCGGTTCGTTGGCTACCATGATTCCACTGCTAGTGGTAGGTCTAGTTGGTATTTCTTGTGCTTGATCGTAGTTAGGCATGAACTTGTCTAGAGCAGCACTACCTGATCCTGATACTCCAGTTCCTGCCAAAGGATCACTGGCTGCTGCACCGCTGCTGATGCCAGGTGTGGCCATCTTGCCTTGATTGGTTAGATCAGCGAATGTCTGAGGATCCATGGTTTTCAATGGTATGTCACCTGTGAAGACCTTGTTACCATTAGCATCAAAGACTTCGACAGAATTGCCTCGAGCGCCAAAAGTGTATCCTTGATCAGGAGGAAACTTGTTTAACAGTCGATCCTGCATGGCTTGATCTGCGGCCATTCCAGCTTCAGCATCAGCACCTAAGCCTCCGGCAGCAGCTTTATCTCCACCGCTGCCCATGCTGCCGATGAAATCTCCAGCCAGCTTGCCTAGAGTAGCACCAACGGCTCCTGCCAAAGCAGGTTTGATAGCGCCTTTGAATGCGTCTTTCCAAGACTTGCCCTGTATCTTGGCTGCGGCCACTGCCACAGCACCTGCTACTACCGCGCCTGTTACGGCCGCAGCAGCAGTACCACCACCAGGAAATGTCATCGAGATAAACGGACCAACCTTGCTCATCAGCCCACCGATCACAGAACCTACTAGACTAAGGACTATGGGCTGCACCGCAGGATTGGTGACTGCGTTTTTGACTATCTGCATCAGACCACCTTTGGTCTGAGCGTCTACAGGCAGAGCGTTTACTGCCTGAGTGGCTTTCTGTTGGAATTGGGGATCGTTGGCAGCATTGGGATCAGGTTCAGGGAGATTATCGCTGAGCTTCTGCAGCATCGAATCGGGCACGATCTTTTCTACGATCTTGCCCAGCACAGTAGCATTGCCACCTGTGGCTGTCTGTTCTTTTTCAGCAGCCGCGAATATCTGTTGTATCTGATCAGCAGTGAGCTGAGCTTCTACCAGTTTGAGATGCTGCTGCCAAGGTTTGAAGAATCCTTCATCAAGGCGATCCCAATGTGGTGTATATCTAGGATCGTTCCTAAGAGATTCTGTGATATAAAACTTTATCGAAGTATTATCAAGATCAACGAGACGCATGAGTATTCCAATGTTTGATAGTTTATTTATCGGAAGAAACGAGCTAAAGCTCGTTTTGCGTTTTCGCTTGCGCTCAACGCATTTTTCTTTTCTTTGAATTATTTCATAGATGCGTGAAATAATTTTTTGCGCGAAGCGCAAAGTTAGCATTATCCAGATTGTTCAGCCACACTTCGCCCGTTGCCGGGCGATGAATGTACATTATCCGAGTTGACAAGCACACATTAGCGTTATGGCATTACAGAGGCGGTCATCCGGTACCTCGAGCCACGTCTTCATATGACGGCAGTTTACTAAAATACGCTAACACTCTAGTAAACCTAGGGTTTTTCTCCCTTCTTTTTACCTTTGCTAATCCTTTTCAAACAACTAAATCG